CGCATGGTTCTACAGGAACATTTTCACAATCATTACATTCCTTTGGTTTTTTATCTTCATCGTCACTCTCAATAACACATTCGACAACCTTTTTAACTTTTTCTTTAGGTATTCTTTTCTTTGGTAGTAAATCTGCTACACCATTTTCTCTATGATAAACAACTTTTTTCCAAAATTCATGAAATTTATGAACATTTGTATCCCACCATTCTTGGTCTTTATAAATATCAGTAAGGCAATACTTTGTACATTTCCAATATCCTAATCTTCTTACTTGTTTATTAGAATCAGAATTAATTTCTAGACTCTTTTCCTTAAACCATTCTCGAATTTCATTTGTTTTAAGTAGTTTATCAGCATAGTAATAACCAATATCTCCTTCATCAGAATCAAGTTTGTGATACTCAATAATTACCCCTTTTTCAAGACCTTCATTTGTATACGGAGCATTTGTGTCTTCCCCACAATCATTAATATAATCATCATAATTTGTATACTCTTGGATTTTTACTTCAAGAAAATGAACAATATCAAGTTGACAAACTTGCATTTGTTGCTGACATTGAACCCAATAATATGGGGGAGGAATTCCTGTAATATCTCTTTTAACAGGAGCTTTAATTTCCAACATACATCCATCAGGAGTAATTCCATCAGGTGAAGCTGTAACCATTGAAAGTTCTTCTGACTGATGTGGTAAACTACCAAACTCTTTAATTTCAGTATTTTTATCTCTACAATACATATCTTGAATAACTGGTTCATATTTAACTCCATGTTCACAAATAGCCTTCATTCTTGCTTGATCAACTTGAACAACGCCGCATTTTTTTAAGATTAACTTATTAACACTTTCATAGGGATTCAAACCGAAAATAGCCGACGATTCGCTTGCTCCAATACTGTTCTTACGAGCAGCATACCATGCTTCGGTTCTCTGTTCATGTTGGGGAATAGTTCCTATAAACTCAACCATTTCAGGCTTTGGTTCGATATCAAAATTATAAGCATCTCCATACAAATCTTTAAATTGTGTAGCAATTGTTTGTCTAATAAATCTATCAAAAACGTGCTTTTTTTTATCATATCCTAATTGAAGTAACATATTTACCACATATTCAGTTACTTCATCCAAAGTAGATGTATCGCACTCACGATTATAATCAGTTACTAGGTTTTTAATGTCCTCATTAAATTGTTCTATCATTATAGTTTAATAAGCATTAATCTTTATATTAAAAATCAAATTTTACATTAAATGAAAATTTTAATGTAAGATTTATCTCTTTCCTTTACTCCTTCTTCTTTGTGCTCTCGGTTTTGATTTAGAACGCTTTTTATATTTTCTTTTACTGCTTCTCTTTTTACCACCAGCAGTTTGCTCAGTTTGTTGCTCTTCTTGTCCTTGAACCGATTCATCTAATAATTTTTTCTCTTCATTTAATTGTGCGTGAATTTCATCAGCGGATTGAACAGTCGTTTTACCTTCTTTTTCAAGTTTTTCTTTTTCTTTAAGTCTATCTTTTAATAGTTGGGCCTCGTCACTATCAGGATGATGCATACCTGGAATTGATAGTAAGAACTCTTCTTTATTAATTGTCCCACTATCATCATGGTCTAATAAATCGAATTCTAAAACAGCCTTATCCCTGTTTCTTTGCCAATTTCCAGATGATAAATGATTCTTCCACCATTGATTTCTAGCTCCAGGAGATCTTTTATATATTTGTTTGGATGCTACTTTTCCTATTGCTGAAGCACCAGAAGCTATTAATTTACCACCGGGAACAATTCCTAATGCTGCTTTAGCCGCTCCTTTTGTAGCCATTTTTAAAATCTTTGCGGCTTTTGGACTTTTTTTTTCAAATTCAGCGGCCTTATTTTGAATATCAGCCATCTTTTTTCTTGCGCCTTGACGTATTTTTTTAGCTAAACTCTTCTTTTTGGGTTTTTCTTCTGCTTCTAAAGTATTGGGTTCTTCATTTACAACAGTTTCTTGAGTTGCCTTTTTTTTAAATGGTAAACCTAATCCTCCCATTTGATTAATATTTTTGTAGTTTAGTAAAATGTTTTTACCAAGTCTTGTATTAACGTTTACTTTTTTGCCTGTAGTTGGATTTACTATATAATCAAAGCTATTCATATAATTTATATAAATAATTAAATAAAAATTGATATAAATATTAATTAATATTTATAATTAACAATATGGATTTGTCCAAAATTATTCAAGAAGTTAATCAATTTAATAATTCTGATATTGATTCTGGAAAAAATGAATATAAATCAACTAAAGAATATAGAGGAAATCAACATGAACTAGACACTTATCTTAACACTATCAAATATATGGAATATAAAAAGAATGTGAGAAAAAATGTCAGAAAACCAAAGACAATTAGTGAAGAAAATACATTTTCAGACTATAATGCTCTTCAATCACATCTTGAAGAAACTCAATATAAGAAAAAATGGTGTAGATTAGATAGTTATCTTAAAAAGAAGAAAATTCAAGAATATATTAAAAATTTAATTAAAGATGAAAAAATTAAAGAGTATGATTATGAAAGATATTTTGCTCTTTTAAACAAAAAAATAACAGATAAACAATTAAATACAAAAAGTGAAGTTACATATGACGAGGATATAGGAATTATCGTAGCTATTCCATTTTTAGACAAATTAATTAGTAATTTGTAATTATCATATAAAAATTTTATTTTGATAAACTATATGGATTTACCAAAATTACCTAAAATTTCAATAGGAACTTCGGGTTTTGGAAATGATTATGGTAAAATGTCATATGGAGATTGTAAACAAATAATAGATAAAGCTCTGATTAACAGAATTAACTATATTGATACTTCTCCATACTATGGAAATGGGCTTGCCGAAGAAATGGTAGGTAAATGCTTGTCTAATATAACAAGAGATAGGTATATTATCAGCACTAAGGCAGGTAGACAATCTCAAAGAGAATATTCATATAGATATTATGATATAGCAAACTCAGTAATGAATAGTTTAAAAAGACTTAATTGTAGATATTTAGATATTGTTTTTATTAATGATATTGAATTTTCAGATAATTTAGATGTTATAATTAATGAATCTATACCAGCATTAGTTTATCTTAAGAATCAGGGCTATATTAAATACATTGGTCTATCAAGTATTTTTTTAGATAAAATAGACTATATTATAAAACGTTCACCTCATATAAATTATGTTATGAGTTCATCGACCTATACATTAATAAATAATACACTTAATCAATATACTCCAGGTTGGAACTCATCTGGTATACAAGTTATTTTAGGAGGTGTAACATCTAAAGGTCTTCTTACAAAAAATGGACCATATTTCAATCATCCTGCTCCTAAAAATATTAAAGATATTTGTAAAAAAATGAATGATTTTTGTAATGATAACAAGATAGATATTAATGAAAAAGCTTTTTATTTTTCATTCGCATATAAAAGGTTTGCTACAATATTGGTTGGTGTTCATTCAGCATCTGAATTGGAAAAATATATTACATGGGTCGATAATGAATTTGGTAATAACAAAATATTTATTAATACATTATTGGAAATGGCCAAACCTATTAAAAATGCTGATTGGTTTTTTTAGTCTTTATTATTGTTTAAATGATTAATAAGATTATTATTTAAAAAATAAATGTTCTGTAATATATTATGGGTGCTGAACAAAGCCATGATTCTTCATGCAGTATTGAAAAAGAAGATAATAACATTAGAAAGCAATATTTTTATGATAAATACAATTGGGTTCCATCTTTACCAGGATTTGAATTTGATACATTGAATCTTAATACACTTAAAAGAAAGTTTGATTGTAATGAAGAATTAACAGGTTATATTGATCTTAGAACATCTTTTCCTCAGATTCAATCAATTGATAATCTTCCTTTTAATCCAATTATAAGTGTAGTATATGTTTTACACTATCAATTATTAAAAAATAAATTACCTATATTCCCTCCTTCTACTATGTATATATATCGAAATGCTAATTATTATAAAGAGATTGTATCACTTTTTAGCTTTGAAATTATATTTAATAGTATTATGAATTATGGTTTTTGCTCTGAGAATGAATTTCCTACAAATAAAACCAATTTGACACAAAAAATAGATAATAAGCTTATGGAAAAGGCTTGTGCTTTTAAATTTTTAGATGTATATAAGGTTGAGCAAAATCTAGAGGTTATTCAAAGATTGTTATCAAATGACTATCCTGTTTTGGTAGGAATAAGTGTATATTATGATTTAACTAATGTAGATTCTTATATGTGGTTACCCGATGAAAAATTAGATAAAAAATTGGGAGGAACAACATTTGTGCTTGTAGGTTATATTAAAGAACGAAATATGTTTATTGCCGCCACTACATACGGAAAGTATTACGGAACAAATGGATTTGTATTAATACCATTTGATTATATATTGAATCCTAAATATACAGGAGAATTATATACACTTGATTTCAAAAAAGAACGAGTCGAAGGTTATATTAATCAACGAAAAGAAATGGTAAATTTGCAAAATAATAGAGAAATCCAACAAGAAAATAAAAAACAATATCAAGAAGATTCCTTTGGAAATTTATTTAGATAAAAAATTTGATAGTAAAAATCATTAAATTTTGTATCATAAATATGGAATTACAAATATCTGAAGCATTAGATGACAACCCATTTAATATATCATTCAGTGATAATATCTGGGCAGAATTCAATTCGGGAAACGAAGAAGAAAAAAAAGAAGAACAAGACGAATTACAAGAACAATTTGGATGTGCTAATTGTAAAACATACACTTTAATGTATAAAGATGGTCATCATATTTGTACCAATTGCGGAGAAGTTCAGCAAAAACGTCTTAGTCACGAAGCAGAATATAGATTTTACGGTGATAGTGATAATAAAAGCTCAAATCCTGAACGAGTAGGATTACCTACAAATTATATGCTACCCGAGTCCTCTTTAGGAACGTTGATTAAACAGAGAACATATGATAACAATTCTATTAAGAGAATGGTTCAATATAACTCTTGGCACCAAATGCCTTACAAAGAAAGAAGTCTTTATAAAATTTGTTGTAGGATTGCGAATAGGAGTAAAATGAATGGATTGCCTACTATTATTATTGAGAGGGCAAAAGAGTTTTACAATACAATTCGAGATGTAAATATTTCAAGAGGTGATAACAGAGATGGTATTATTGCGGCCTGTGTATATTTCGCATGCCGTGATGAAAATGTTCCAAGAAGCACAAAGGAAATTGCGGGATACTTTGCTATTAAACTACAAGATATGACAAGGGGTATCAAAAAATTCAGGGAAAACTGGCGTCTGGCCAATCCTAACAACACAGATGATATTTTCAAATCAGAGTCATCAAATCCTATTGATTTCATTGAAAGATACTGCTCCAATCTTCCTATTGAAACCAATATAAAACATATTTCTGAATTTATTGCTATCAAAGCTATTTTCAGTAATCTTGTAGATGATAATACATCGCCGTCCATCGCAGCAGGGTCAATCTTCTTGGCTTGTTCAATTACAAAACAAAATATAACAAAAAAACAAGTAGCAGAAGCATGTAAAACATCTGAAGTAACTATCTCAAAATGCTTCAAAAAATTGAATAGTAAACGATTTACGCTCTTGCCTCACCAAGTCAAATTAGATTATAATGTTAAATAAGATAAATAATATTCTATAATTAACAAAAATTTGAATTTTTTTTTCATACATTAACAGTATTAAAATTATGACAACGCGCGAAAACATCGAAAAAGAATGGAGGGAAAAGCATTGGTTTCCTTTCATAAAGGAAAACCCTACTAAGGCATGGTGTTGGGAAAGTATTTCAAAGAATGAGAATGTAACATTTAATATGATTATGGACAATCCTGATTTACCATGGGATCCTATGTGTGTATCAATGAATCCAAATATAAGTTTAAGTATTGTAAATGATAATCCTCACTATCCCTGGAATTACTATATTCTTTCTGGTAATCCAGGAATTGATATCAGTGACCTTATGAATCTACCTGAAGAAAAACGTAAATTATCAACAAGAGAGTTTCCATATGATGACGATGATACTGATATTTCAAACATTCGCGTATGGTATGTTAGAAAGCTTTCAGAAAATCCAACTTTAACTATTGATTTTGTAAAGAGTAATATGAATCTTGATTGGTCATGGGATAATATTTCAGCGAATCCTGCTATTAGTTGTGATGATATTGAGAAGAATCCAGAACTTCCATGGGTATGGGTTGTTCAAGGAAATCTTGGAATTATAAGTAATCCTGGATTAACTAATGAATTTATCATCAAATATAGACATAAATGGACTAATAGTATTAAAATGGATGTAATTTCGAGTAATCCCAATATTGATATTCAAACAGTAATGGCATTAGGTGTAAGTCTATGCTCATGGAATTGGAATAATCTTTCAATGAATCCAGGAATTCATCCAGAAGATATGTTAAGCACGATTGGAAAATATGGATATTATTGGCAGATTTGTTATATAGCACAAAATCCTAATCTTACATCAGAATTTATTGATTCACATACAGATTCTATATTTTGGAAATGGAGAAATTCCCAGTTGTCTGCTAATCCTTCTAATAATATAACTGAATATTTAACCAGTAAATATAATGTTAACACGGGTTACATGAATCTCATTAACTGTCCAGGACTTGCCAACAATACGAATTTATCTTGGAATGAAAGAAGTTCTTTTCATGATAAATTAAAAATAATGAACCCTGTTGGAAATGCTAATACTTATTACTATGAAATGCTAAGTAAAAATAAACTTTTTGGATGGAAAGAAACATTTGTGAAAGATTATCTTAATCAAAGTAAGTAAAAATAAATCATAAAATCATTAGTTATTTATTTTTACTTATTTTTTTACCAAGAATGGGGCTCTGATGGGAAATATCCTAAACACTTCTTATGACCTATCTTATTACAAATCTTACAAGGACCACTATAAGTATGAGGATCGTCTCCGGTAAGCTCATCTGAAAATGGAAGATGCACAAGAGTCTTATCAGCGAGATTTAGATGGTCTAAACAGTAGTGCCGCCACTGTCCTGTTTTTACATTCTTAAATGTATGAGTAATCGTATTGGGAACAAACTGACAAATATGGCAAATAGCAGGCATAGATAATTATTATAATATACTTGACATATGAAATCAAATTTATAAAAATTTGATTATCACTTTTTCAATGTGATATAGAAATAAAAAAATGCAGCCATTTCCCCAAGAAGCAAACACACCTCCAGTTGTTGGAGAATACGCATACTATCATGCTGAAAAAAATAGTAACTCTTTTTCAAATATTAGGAATCCACACTGGATTTGTGAATTGACGCTTCCTGATGGTTCAAAGGTAAAAGGTCATGCTGTTCATTATTCACTTCCAGAGGCAAAAGGTTCTGCTCCATTTATCAGTCAGCATGAAGGCATTATATCTGAAATAACAACAATTGTAGAAAATATAGGACTGAATTTAAAACTTTAAAGTAAACATCTAAATAACTATTTTTATTTTAAAGTTAATTGACACTATAATATTATGCCTAAAAGATTTGACATCGACATTGTATTGAAAGTAATACTAAAAACACATTTAAACAATTCTATAAACACACC